AATATCTTCAATCGAAGCGTATTCTAAACCTGCTAAGTTTTCAATAGCAGTTCCACTATCACCACCTCTTACCGGTAGATAAAAATCTTCCGTAAGGTTTTGCATATTATACTTTAAATTGTAATCACCACTTGTCTTATCTAAGAATGGAACTTTTTTCATCTTATTGATAATCTTTTGCATGTAGTTATCAACTTCGGTTGGTGGAATATTACCAATATCAATTTTAAACACTCTTTTTTCAGGTGCTCTCATAATACGATGGATTAACATCGCATCTTCCATTAGAGATAATTGTTTCCATAACCTTCTACCATTCTCAATCATTGATTTACCATAAGGTAACCAGTTGGTATCCGATAATAAACGGAAATGTGCCATTTCAAAGTTATCATACTCTACTTTACCGATTGGGTCTTCTTGTACTTTAAATTTAACAAGTGATATATTTTCAGGGTCGTGTCCTTCTATTCTTTCAGTATTATATTGTGAGTGTGGAGTAACGTTTACTATACCTTTACCTTCAGCAATTTCAAGTCCTAAAAAGAAATCACCATATTTACACATATTACGAACCCACGGCCATAAAGTAAATTCAATATTAAGAATATCATAAAAAAGGTTTTCTAATAATTCTTGAACACGAGGGTTATCTGAACGTATTGTTATAATATCACCAAATTCGTTTTTAAGGGTAGATTCATCAGCGTAAATATCTAATGCAGATGCTATAATTGGGTCTTGGTCCATTGCATCGAAATCTCTAAATACTTCTCTACGAACTTGAGCGTATGCCATTGATTGTGCACCACCCGCTTGTTCATAAAAAGATTTTTGTATTTTTGTGTATCTATCTTTTAGTGAAGATAGATTTGTTTGTTGTCTTTCCTCCGCATCAAAAACTTTTCTTTTTCCACTAGCATCGACAGTAACAATTGCCTTTGTTGAGAAAAGTTTTTTTAACCGATTGAAAAATGTAGTATCTGCCATATTTTATTTTTTATATTAAAATTATATTATTTAATAGTGCATCTTATTATACACTATAAATATGTTGAATTTTTTATTTAATCAACCAAGTCAAATCTTCGTCTTGATTACCCACTCTCATTGACCACGGATTGTCATCCATTGAACTACCACCATAGAACCCAGATTCTTGTACTTGTTGTTGAATTCCACCTAATGATTTGATAGTTAAATCAATTCCTTCTTGTCTTAATCTCAATGCGGTATCTCTCACCCATAAAGCAATCGATAACGCCATTACTAAGTCATCATTGTATCCCCTCATTGCTTCCGCACGATTGTTGTTCCATATAAAGGTAAAAAGCTCCTCTATCAACCTATTAGAACGTATGGTGATAGATTTCTCTCTGAAGTAATCATCTAATTTTGAAATAATTAGAGGTCTTGTCTTAGATGTGGTTGAAAATCCTGCAACCATACCTCTTTCTTCCGCCCTAAACTTATTATGCATCTGATGTTCTACATCTACATACTTTAAATCCTTACTCATATAGAATAAGTTTTTATATCCTCTATCAATTACCTGCTGGATAACTGCCCAACCAATGTTTGCGTTCTCTATTACTAAAAGTGCTTCGTTATAATCAGTTGCTAAGGAAACTAAGAAATTTCCAAAATCCTTTGTATCTAATTTTCCTTTATATTCTGCTACTTGTACGGAATTAACAATATCAATTACTTGTGCGGCGGAGTAATCCGTAGAATCTCCACGTGCAACGTCCGCAACAACCATATATGATTTTTGATAATCGGGATATTCCCATTTCCAAAGATTCCCATCAAAGCCAGTTTTTTCCAATGGTTCTTGTACAAAAGATTCTTTATAAAACATTAGAAGTTGTGGGTCTATGACACTATCACCGGATGATACGAAATCGCAATCACATTCTTGTGCTGCACCCTTTGCTCCCAAAAGTACTTGTTGTTCATCTCTCCATTCTTGATTTCTTTCAGGGTGAACCGTCCAATGTAAACGGACTGTATTGAATCCATTAGTTCCATCCTCTGCCCCAACCCAAGTCCTATGAAAGAAATTACCCACACCATTGGGAGTAGAAAGAATAATTGCATTACCACCCGTTGATAGAGTAGATTGTGCAGATATCCAAATTTCTTCAATATTATCAATGAATGCTGCCTCGTCAAATACTAATAGGGATAGTGCTTCAGAACGACCAGCATCACCTGCTGCAGAAGTTGCTTTTGCCTGTGAACCATTTGAGTATCGTAACGAAAGTTTATTATCTTCAACTGTTGTTTGTTTTAACCAACTAGGTAAATATTGATTCATTACCCTAATTTTAGTAATAAGGTTTTTAGCAACTTCTTGTTTAGTTGCAATTACCAATACGTTAAAATCTTGATTAAATAACATCTTCCACAATGCAAATCCCGCAGTTAAGGTAGATATACCAGTTTGACGAGATTTTAGAATGATGTTATATCGATGGTCTTTGAATTGTGTTAGTGTATTTTCTTGAAATGGATATAAATGAAATGGTATTTTACCGCGGACAGGGTGTTGAATCATACAATACTTTTTCATAAAGTATATAGGGTCACCAGCACATCGTTGGTATTCTAATTTTATTATATCTTTTAAAGAAGTTCCTGCCATTATTGTTTTGTATTAAACGTAATGTTCACAATTATGTTCTTTTAAAATTTCAAATGCTTTATTACGGAACTCTTCTACTTTTTGTAACTCTGCTTTACCATTTGTAATAATTTCCATTATTTCAGCACGAGTATTTTCTACTGAATTTGGTAATTCCCATTTTTCCGTAGTTCCATCCTCATTAATATATTCATAATAAGGTTTCACATCATCGTGTGCCTGTTGGAGTTCTTCTAATTTTATTTTACCATCAATTATCATACGAGTGTATATTTTATAATCCTCATATTGTTCCCATACTCCGGCAACTCGTACTTTATGTTCTCTTTCCGCTAAACAATTGATACAATATCCAGTTTTTTTAATAACCTTCTTGTGATTACTATTAATCTTTATTGTAGTGCAATCTGGATTAGAGCATCTTTCCAATTCTGCTATATATTTTCTGATTTCATCAAATGCTTCAGAGTTTTTAGAAGTTTTCATTGTGAATCCTTCTTTTTTCTCATATCTATGATGTTCATCTTCCCAAACATCACCAACCTTTCGTTCTACGTTAGCGGTTTCCCATCCAACTGTGGTGTTTTTAGCATATTCACCACCGGTCATAACCATATCCACCAACTTCCTACGAGTTGGATGCATAAACTTTTTATTAAATTCCTTTGCCATTATTATATATTAGGTTTTTATTTTAATATATATATAAGTATATATAAAATAAATTATGCGTAAAAAATACCCAATAATTGATTCAGAGAGGCGAATGCTCCTGTTAATTTGAATGTCTGTCCGTTATATACAAATACAATTCCTTCGATTGGTACGATTCTTTTAGCACCACCAATTGCATTTAATCTTTTAAGTTCTAATTTTAGTTTATCTATCTTCTTAGGGTCTCCACTAGCTTGAACATCCTTTATAGTTTGTTCCAATCGTTTCTTCATATCCCTTAGAGCGGAATCTGGATTAACTGTTAATACCGATGCGGTAAATTCCAATACATCTGCACCAACTCCTAAGAAAATATCTTCAAATTTCATTAAGTTATCTTTTGAAATACCCTTATGGTCTTCCTTATCTATTTTAATAGCCCATGCAAGAGTTTTTTCATCCTTAATTGAGTTCTTATCTATACGGAATCCTTTTTCATTAAACGCCCATCTCTTAACTAACCCCATTTTAGTGGCGTTATCTAATGTAGTTGGTGTTTTCTTATCTACGAAGTTCTCCCACCATGCTTGATGGTAATCGGCAACACCTGCAGTATCTCCTAATCCAAATTCTTTTTGTAATTTAGATATCATAGTAAGGTACTTACCTTTCTTAGATGATAGGTCTTGTGATTTTGGTAACTTTAATACTGGTGGTCCTTGTAGTGTATACTTTGATTGAACATCGGCGTTTACTTGTTTAAGCATTCCACCCAATACTCTACCTGCTTCTGCTGATTCCCCTATTGCATCACCATTCTCATCGTACTCCATTGTTCCGTGAAATACTAATAGTGGTTGACCATATGGAATGACGTTGACTGAGGTAGGATATATCACCTCTATGTTCATAAAACATGAACCATTCTTAAATACTTTATCTTTTTGTGCTTGGGATAATGATTTTATAGCATTAGATAGGTCTTTCATAGCGAAATTATAGGCATCAGTTAATTCACCTCTACCCGCAAACTTATCTGCCACTCCGTTAATATCTAACGCACCAGCACCTTTGTTTTTCAAATGTGATTTGTTTCTTGCTGCTACTAATCTACCATCTATCCAACTTATAGCCAAGGCTTGACCATCAGTTTTCTCTCTAGCAAATTCTAAATTACCATCCAATGCACGATTTACAATATCTTTAAGTTGTCCAAAGGTTAAATTGATTTCAGTATCAAACGGATGGTTCATATGTCCATATGCACCACCTTCCATTATTAGGGATTCATTTATTGATTCCGTATTTAAAGATAATAAATCCCAATCTAATTCTTTACTATCAAAATCAATGCCATTACTATAAACATCTTTTACTATTACACCCGCTTCTTTCATTTGGTTTGCTAAATCCTTAACAACATTTGGTTTCATATTAATAAGACTTACCGAACCTGCACCATTGTATTCATACCCACTTCCCTCATATTTACGGAAACCTCTTACACTAGTACTATATGATTCTACTTTTTTTATACGATTCTTTTTAAAGATAGCATTTATTTCTTTTTTTACAATATTTCTTTCCGCTTCATTTATAGATTCGGTTGTAAATACAGGAGTAGATGATTTGAAATCAGCTTTTCTCATTACCGTCTTAGCAATCAATCTATCAGCAACTTTAATAAATGCTATATTGATATTTGATACTTTATCTTTAACTACAAACTCTCTATATTGTTTTAG